TTTAAATTGCTCCATTTCTCGCTTAATCTGCTTCAACACCTGTCGCTGGCGCTTCAAAATGTTCTCAATGATTGCAGTATTGTATTCATTGTGAATAAACAATTTTGGTACTAATGCACCATAAAAACCGTTACCTTCTTCAGTTCCAGATATAACAGTGCCAATCGGAATACTTTGTTGATAATAGAGAAGATCCCTGACCAAAAATGATTTACCAGTGTCACGACGACCGATTAAAACCACAACAGGGCCCTTGGATTCATTAGACTTGAAACTAATACTTTTCATATCAAAACGCTTTAGCTCTAAATTCATTATATTAATATGACTATAAAAGTTTTTTAAATTTGAAACACAAACAACCTCAAATATAATGTTTGGCTCTTAGCTTCGCAAAACCTTTCTTAAAGGTGGAAAAGGTTGAAGTTTAGGAAGAAATGAGTTAAATATTTCTAATATTAATATTTTAAATAGCTAATGACAACAATGTTTAGTGTTAATTATCAAAAGAGGAAGAATATAAACCTCTTTTCAAAGTTTCAAACTAACAAAAAAACTAGCCTGTCAAACGTGCAGAACTATATTCCAATTTATGACCGTTTCTTCTCATTAAATAATACAAATTACAACTCGATTAATTTGAATCATTTATGGTCATTATCAGACATTAAAGAGAAAGATGGCGACAAATCTGAGAACATATTCAATTGCAAATTGAAGAATATTTCCGACATTGAAGACTTTACAATGACTCAGAAGGTGTTCTTCAAAATGGCACCTTTGCTAGATCCTTTCAAATACATTGTTGGTAAATACAATCATACAGATGAACAGCTATTTAATCTGCCATCATTTGACAAGAGCATAAGAGTGCATCCTAAAATTGAAGATACTAACAATTCCTCATATATTGACGGCTTCTTTTGTTTCCTAACAAGTCAGATGTTAAACAGTCACAGTTTTATTCACGGTGTTGATTATTATGGCTCGTTTTTGGCTATTAAAAACAACTACAAGGTAAACATCATTGATGATTTGGATTATTTAATTACATCTGAATTCTTCAATAAGAAACAAAATGTATTGTTTAATGTAGATGATTATAGTCATCTAATAACAAACGATGACGGAGTAAAAACGTTGCGGCCTTTGAATATTATGAATGGTTCGCAAAAATCAGTATTATCTGCTAAATCAATTGATGATGCCATTTTTGATAATATTTTTGAAAACAGTATTTCGTCTACAAGTCATATTACTCTTGCGGATGTTAAACATATGAATGTTGAGTTGGTTGATATTATGAATTCAAGTGAATTTAATATTATGGACCAGAAGAAGTCCGAGACACTTAAATCTGGTTCTACTTGTTCATCAAGAACGTCACATACGAATGAGAATGAGAATGAAAATGAGAATGAAAATGAAAATCATAATGAGTTATCAAGTGGTGAATGTGATGAGTGTGATGAACTTGTTAAATCTGGGTCCAATAAATCTGGGTCTGACTCAGAACACTCGAGCGATTACTCTGATATTGAAGAGGAAACATTGTTGCTAACATTTCCACAGTTTCCGGTACAAGTTATTTGTATGGAAAATTGTGAAAGCACATTTGATGACCTAATTATGAACAATGAACTGAGTCACGACGAATGGTTTGCTGCATTAATGCAAATCATTATGATTCTAATTACATATCAGAAATCTTTTTCATTTACCCACAACGATTTACATACAAACAATGTGATGTATGTTACTACTAACAAGAAGCATATTTATTATTTCTACAAGAAGAAGTATTATAAGGTCCCTACTTTTGGAAAAATATTCAAAATCATTGACTTTGGTCGTGCCATTTATAAATTTGGCGGCAAGATATTTTGCAGCGACAGTTTTCAGCTTGGTGGTGATGCAGCAACCCAATATAATACCGAACCCTACTTCAATGACAAGAAGCCTCGTCTAGAACCCAATTTCAGTTTTGATTTGTGTCGTCTAGCTTGCTCCATATTTGATTATGTAGTTGACGACATTGATGACATAAAGAACTTGAATGAGTGTGAACCGATTGTTAAGTTGATTGTTGAATGGTGTATTGATGATAATGGCATCAATGTGCTGTATAAAAATAATGGTACAGAGCGTTACCCTGACTTCAAATTATATAAAATGATTGCCAGATGCGTCCATAATCATACACCTGTTGCCCAGCTAGACCGTCCAGAGTTTAGCGAATTCTTGTCTCACAGACTCCTTGTGCCAAAGGGTGAACTAATTATAAATATTGACGATTTACCGTCATATATTTTGTAAACCAAATTTACTTAATAAAAAATGGTGCAATTTATTTTATTTGTAAAATACTCTAATATACTTTTAATTAATTTATTTTATATTAATATTTAATATAGAATGAGTTTTGGCTTCATAATAACAAGACACGTTAATTCGGAAACAACAAATGAATATTGGAATCATTGTGTAAAACTTATTAGGTCAAATTATCCTCATAGAAAAATAATTGTTATTGATGACAATAGTAATTATGGTTTTGTAAAAGCCCATTTCAACTATAAAAATATTGAGATTATACAATCAGAATATCCGGGAAGAGGTGAATTGTTACCATATGTGTATTATATAAGACATAAATGGTTTGAAAATGCCGTCATTATTCACGATAGTGTATTCTTTCATAAAAGAATCCCATTTGAAACATTCAAAATGCCTGTTCTCCCGTTTTGGCATTGGCAATATGATAAAGAACATCTCAGCAATTTATTACGTTTATCATCCTTTTTAAAAAATAATTTGTTTCTTAAAAAAAAATTAACAGGTAGTGAACTAAATATATTAGGTCTAACTCAAAAAGAAAATTTTAATTTGGTTTTTGGTGGTATATGTTATATAAATCATAGTTTTTTAATGAATATAGAATCAAAATATGCATTAACTAATTTAGTCAATGTAATAAAATGTAGAATGGATAGATGTGGCTTAGAACGAATTCTTGGATTACTATTCTTTGCTGAATATCCCCAAGTTGTATTGTTAAACTCTTTATTTGGTACTATTCATAACCATTATAAAGCATTTGCTTACAACTATGGTGAATACATTAATGATTTTAATAATAAAAAACTTATTGGGTCTGTTGTAAAGGTATGGACCGGTAGGTAAAGGTATGGACCGGTAGGTAAAGGTATGGACCGGTAGGTAAAGGTATGGACCGGTAGGTAAAGGTATGGACCGGTAGGTAAAAGTGAAATGTAATTAGTAAAATAATGCAGATTAAATTATTTTAATTGTATAAATGATTGAATGTATACTTAATACCTTGAAAAATAATGAAATTATAGATTTTTTAAAATTTATATGTAGTAACACTAAAATACATAATATTTCAAATGTATTATCATTCATTAATGCTATATTTTGTGTAGGGTTTATGTATCAATATAGTAAAACTAGAGACCCTTCATTATTTTTAACAATGGCATTTTCTATATTAATACCATATCTTGTTATTGATTTATTTATAACTATTTATTTAATAATAAACAAATATGATAAAAAAAATTGTTATGAAATTGTATTTCATCATATATTAACACTATTGCTAATAACGTGGGTGTATTTTATTGGAAGATTTAGAGCACCTAATGTTGTATATATACTTATATTATTTGAAACAAGTACAATATTTTTAAACATTCGTTTCTGGATCAAGGAATATATAAAAAGCTTTGAAGCTACTACTAATGCTATCCCCACTTTTATAAAAATATTAAATTCAATTGTTGATGTATTGTTTATTGTTACATTTATTTATTTACGTTGTTATGTATTTTTAAAGGATATAATTTTTAACAAGAATTTTTATAATACTCTATTTGTTGATGGACTATTTATTAATAAATTATTTATTGTTCTTATATTTGTCTTCCTTTTACTCAATTTTTATTGGTCTTTTGTAATATTTAAGACGTTACATAAAAATTTACAGAAATTTGTTAAAGATAAGTATGAAGATAAAGACGAGGAACTTGCACTTATTGAAAAAATAAATTTAGATATAATTAAAAACAGAAATCAATTAGTATAAATTTTGCATTTTTTATATTTTATTTAATAAATTATAAAATGTTTAACAATATAATCAGCATTTCAACGTTATCCGTTATTCTGTCTCTTATTAATTCATTATTGACTGTGGTTTTTGTATATAAATATAAAAGTACGAATGATACAAAATGGTTAAAACATATTACATTAATTATGTTGATATATAATGTTATAGACTTAATATTAGAAATAAAAATAGGAGTTTCTGAGAGAATAACATTTATTATTCATCATTTAGCATCCATAATTTGCAATTCTTGGGCAAGAATTAATAACTATGGTATTACCATTCTTCCTGAAATAGTATATACACTTTTAGTAACCGAGTCAAGTACTATTTTTCTCAACATTAACAAATTAATAAAATTATATTTAGAATCTAATTCTAATACTTCAGCATCTTTAACAAATATATTGAAAAATATAACATCAATAAATTATGTATTCTTTTTACCAATTTTTGTTTATTTTAGAATTTATAAAACATTTAATAACGGTGTTTTTAACCCTAATTTTTATGCTACATTATTATCTAATAGAGATGATATATGGCATTACGTAAATAGAGTTATTCTTTTATGTTTAACTGCATTCTCAGTTCTTAATATTTATTGGTTAATTCTAATTTGTAAAGCTACATTTAAAAAGTTTTCTCATTTATTCAAATCTAAAACAGATAAGGATATTAAAAAGAATGAAGGCAAAAAGGATAAAAACACTGATTTTGAAAATTTTGTTAAAGAAGTTGAGGTTGATGAAAAAGAAGATAATAATGAAGCTTCTATTAAAGAGGATATTGTCAATACGGAAGTTGTTAAGGAAACATCTGAACAACCAGAAGTTGTTAAAGAAAATGTTGTCAACACGGAACTCGTTAAGGAAACATCTGACAAACTAGATGAAGTCAAAGAAT